CCAAAAGCTTTTCCCGGAGCTAAGTTCAAAGAAGTAGAAAAGCTATGGAGCTTTCCTTCTGGAGCTAAAATAGAATTTGGATTTTTGGAACGAGATGCAGATGTGTATCGTTATCAAGGACAAGCCTATAGTTGGATTGGTTTTGATGAAATAACACATTTACCAACAGAGTTTGGTTGGAACTATCTAGCATCTAGGTTAAGAACAACCGACCCAGCACTACCAACGTTTTTACGTTGTACGGCTAACCCCGGAGGAGTAGGTGCACATTGGGTTAAAAAAAGGTACGTTGAACCTTCAGACTATAATAAAACATTTGTTGGTCATGATGGTTTAACTAGAAAGTTTATTCCAGCAAGATTACAGGATAATCCTTTTCTTGCGGAAGATGGCGAGTATGAAAGGATGTTACAATCCTTACCAGCAGTACAGCGAAAGCAACTACTGGAAGGTAATTGGGATATTAGTGAAGGTGCAGCCTTTGCTGAGTTTGACCCTAACATCCATGTTATACCTCCTTTCGATATTCCTACATGGTGGGAAAGAACAAAGGGTATTGACTATGGCTACGCTTCGGAAAGCTGTTGTCTTTGGGCAGCAGTAGACCCAGAAGATAAAACTATTATAGTTTATCGAGAACTATATCAGAAAGGTCTTACTGGTGAAGCGTTAGGTGATAGAATAACGGATTTAGAAATGAACGAACTTAAATCTGTTACTGGAGTTTTAGATACTTCAGCATGGTCAAGAACAGGATATACAGGTCCTACGATTGGTGAAATACTAATTAAAAAAGGACATAAACTCAGAAGAGCTGATAAAAATAGGATAGCAGGTAAAATACAAATACACGAACATTTGCGACAAAATAAAGAAACAGGTAGACCAAGGTTGCAAATAACAAGTAGTTGTGTTAATCTTATAAAAGAATTACAAAGTCTACCATTAGCGAGTTCTAATCCAGAAGATGTAGATACTCACTCGGCTGACCATGCTTATGATGCTTTGCGTTATATGATTATGGGTAGACCTAAATTAGACCATCCTTACGAAAGGATGTTAAGAATAAAAACATCTGGATATGTACCTTCAGATGATACATTTGGATATTAATGGCAGATAACGATAATACATTTTTAACAGCCGATAACATTTACGAAGATGTCGAGGGTGAAGCTGGTAAAACTTTAAATCTAGAAGAAGACCAACGTATGAATTTAGTTGGTACTATTACAGATAGATTTGCTAAAGCAGAAGATTCTAGAAGGTCAGATGAAAATAGATGGCTAAAAGCTTATGAAAATTATCGTGGACTTTATGGTAAAAGTGTAAAGTTTAGAGAATCTGAAAAGTCTAGAGTATTTGTTAAGATAACTAAAACAAAAGTATTAGCTGCTTTTGGACAATTAGTAGATGTTATTTTTGGTACAGGTAAATTTCCTATAGGTATTGCAGAAACTAAATTACCAGAAGGCGATAAAGAAGATGCTTTTTTAGATGTTAATAATCCTAATCCATCTATAGAGTCTGGTAACATGCCCGATAATATAGGTAATAGATTAGAAGATGAACCAGTAGAAAATATTTATTCTTATGGTTATGAAGGAGACGGTAAGACTTTAAAACCCGGTGCTACTCTTGGTACTGGTATGTTTGAAAAAAGTATAGAAGAATTAGCAAATGAAGCTGGTATTTTAAAAGAAGGTTTAACACCTGACCCATCTATTATGGAAATATCTCCAGCACAAAGAGCTGCGAGAAGAATGGAAAAGTTAATCCATGACCAAATAGAAGAATCTAATGGTTCTTCAGAAATAAGAAATGCACTATTAGAATCTGCATTACTTGGTACAGGAATTGTTAAAGGTCCATTTAATTTTAATAAAACTTTAAATAGATGGACATATAGTGAAGAAGGAATAAGAAAATTTAATCCTTTAGAAGTTAGAGTACCTAGAATTGAATTTGTAAGCTGTTGGGATTTTTATCCAGACCCTGCAGCAACTAACATAGAAGAATGTGAATATGTAATACATAGACACAAAATGAATCGTAGTCAATTAAGGCAGTTAAGAAATATGCCTTTTTTTGACAAAGAAGCAATTAGAGATTGTTTACGACTTGGAGCTAACTACGAAGAAAAAAGTTTTGAGTCACATCTAAAAGACGATGCTACAGTAGATGAAGAGTATTCTTCAAACTTTGAAGTTCTTGAATACTGGGGTATTATGGATGCAGAGTATGCTAAAGAAGTAGGCATTGAATTACCTGATAACATAGATGATTTAGATGAAATACAAATTAATGCATGGGTATGTGGTAGTAAATTATTACGAGCAGTAATAAATCCATTTACACCTTATCGTATACCTTACAATGCATTTCCTTATGAAAGAAATCCCTATAACTTTTTTGGTATAGGTGTAGCTGAGAATATGGATGATTCTCAACAAATTATGAATGGTCATGCTCGGATGGCTGTAGATAATTTAGCACTTGCTGGTTCGTTAGTATTTGATGTTGATGAATCAGCTCTTGTTGGTGGACAAAACATGGAAGTTTATCCGGGTAAGATATTTAGAAGACAAGCAGGAGTACCGGGTCAGTCTATATATGGCTTAAAGTTTCCTAACACTGCACCAGAAAACATGATGATGTTTGATAGGTTTAGACAGTTAGCAGATGAACAAACAGGTATTCCTAGTTACTCACATGGACAGACAGGAGTACAAAGTATGACTCGAACTGCTTCTGGTATGTCAATGTTACTAGGAGCTGCTAGTTTAAATATTAAAACAGTTATTAAAAATCTTGATGACTTTTTATTAAAACCACTAGGGGAATCTTACTTCCAATGGAACATGCAGTTCTTTGAAGGCGAAGTAGATGTGGTAGGTGATTTAGAAGTTAAAGCAACTGGTACAAATAGTTTGATGCAGAAAGAAGTTAGAAGTCAAAGACTTACAATGTTCTTACAAACTGCACAAAATCCAACTATTGCACCGTTTGTTAAAATATCTAAATTGGTTAGTGAACTTGCCTATAGCTTAGACTTAGACCCTGATGAAATATTAAATGACCCAGAAGAAGCAGCTATGATGGCACAAATTATAGGAATGCAAAATGCTGGACAAAACACAGGCGAGGAAGCTGAACCCGGTAGTCAACAATCGGCAAGTATGGGAGGTGCTGGAGCAGTACCTCAAGGACCGCAAAGCCTTGGAGTTACAGGCACTGGCGGTGGCAACATCGGAATCGGAAATGTTCCGGTTGCAGGGGAAGATAGCTTCTCTGGTACACCTAGAGGCTCTACCCCAACAGGTCAAGGAAGCATTGAATAGAATCGAGGAATAATTATGGCAAAAGGAATATTATCAGACGATAGAGAAAAGTTTGCATTTGGTACAACTCAACTAGCTAAATTTATAACAAGCTTAGTTAAAAAATCTTCTAAAAATAAACAATCAGATACAGATGCATTTGTCAGACCACTAAATATGGATAGACTTATAGGTGCTTCTTCAGAAAAATTAAAAAAACTTTCTTCATCAGAGTTAAATGCAATACGAAAAGAAACTATTAGTGATATTAGAAAATATAAAACTGACCCAAGTCCAAATGCTAGAAGTGAAATGAGATTAGAAGAATTAGATTATTTAGAAGATTTTTTAGAAAATTTAGAAACAGAACAATATTTAAGAACAAACCCTAGAGTTAGTAAAAAAGATGCATTAACAGAAGTTCGTTTGCGTAATGCTGAACAAGAAGCTGAAGATTTAGGTATTGAAGCTGTTGAAATAGCAATGGAAAAAGCAGAAAGAAATAAAAAACAAGATGGTGGTTTATTAAATCCTGAAAAAGCTGACTTAGATAATGATGGTGAACTATCATCTTATGAAGAAGCTAGAGGCGAAGCTATTGAAGAAAACATGCGTGATAAAAAATTTGTTGGTGGTGGATTAAAAGAAGTAGTAAATCAAATAAGAACTAATCCTGAGCTTAGAAAAAAAATTGGTATGCCTGATATTATAGAGGAAGAAGATGAATATGGAAAATTAAAACCTCTGCCTCCAATAAGAATAAGTGCACAAGTAGGTGGCATGATGATGGATGACCAAATGGCAGACATGATGGAAGAAGAAGAAAATGAAATGCCTATGGATAATCAAATGGCAGATATGATGCCAGAAGAAAAAACAGCAGAACAAAAAGCTATTGAAGAAGCACAAGCTCCAGATGAAAAAATGGAAGATAACTATGTAGACTTTTTAATAGATGAAGCATTAAGCGATGAAGAAGAAGGAATGCTTATGCAAGAATTACAAGCAAACCCACAACTTAGTATGTTGTTTGACAAAGTTATGGAAGTTGCAATGGAATTTTCAGGCTCAGGACCTGTTGAAGGTCCGGGGTCAGAAGTCTCCGACAGTATACCCGCAAGGTTATCTGACGGTGAATTTGTCTTTACTGCAAAAGCTGTAGATGTTATCGGAGCAGACAATTTAATGTCTATGATGAAACAAGCTGAAGCCCAAGCAGAACAAAGACAACCAGCTCAAGAAGGTGGTTTAATGGAAGAAGAAAATACTGCTATGCCAGTTCAACAAGAACCAGTAAGGCAGGATATTCGTGTTACCAAAGAAACAGTCGGTTCTCAAGCAGTAATGCAAGAAGAAGAAGATTTAGTTGGAGACGAACTTAAAAAATCTATGCTTTCTACTAGACCATACGTAAGGAGCTAACAAGGGATAAAGCTACCCTAGCAATAGGCACTTTATCAAAATATAACAACCGAAAGGCGACCTTTACAAGACAAGCCCTGCAAGTGCACACCGCAGCTACCTTGTTAAACGAAGCCCTTAGTAGGAGGATAGAAAATGACTGAACAAGTCGAAAAAGAGGAACAAGCCAATCCTTATAATTTAAAAAAATCTTGGCATACTGGTGAAGATAAACCTTTTAAATCAAGCAACGAAATGTTTTTTGAAGAACCTACAAACGAAAGTAACGAAGTTACTGAAGCTGTAGCAGAACCTCAAGAAGCTACTCAGGAAGAAGCTAAAGAAGCTCCTTATAAAAAACCTGATTATAAAAAGCGTTATGATGATTTAAAGAAACATTATGATAGTAAACTTAATGAATTTAAGTCTAGGGAAGAGGAGTTAATTAAACAGGCAATACCTGAATATACAGCTCCTAAAACTGAAGAAGAACTTGAAGAATTTAAAACAAAATATCCTGATGTATTTGAAGTTGTAGAAACTGTTGCTCACATGCAAAGCGAATCTAAGGCAAAAGTTCTAGAAGAACGTCTTAGTAAACTCCAAGAACGTGAAATACAAATGGTACAACAACAAGCAGAAGAAAGGTTAATGGAAAGACATCCTGATTTTAATGATATTAGAAACAGTGAAGATTTTCATAGTTGGGCAAAAGAGCAACCTGATTCTATCCAGCAATGGATATATGATAATGCTAATGATGCTGACCTAGCTAGTAGAGCACTAGATTTGTTTAAAAAAGATATTGGAATGGAAGTGACTCCTAAGAAAAGAAAGTCATCTTCTAAACAGACTAAATCTGCTGCTGATATGGTATCTACCAAAACAACAAGTGTAGAACCTAAAAGCGAAAAGATATGGTCTGAAAAGGAGATTGCTGCAATGAGCATGGCTGAATTTGATAAACACGAAAGTGAAATCAGTGAAGCAATGCAACAAGGCAGAATCATTAAATAACTATAAAACACAGGAGAATATCCCATGGCTCAATTTTTTGAACCCGGAACAGATACTGATGCTAACTTTGCAAACTCCGTCAGTGGACAAACTAATAGTTTTTTCCTACCTTCGATTTATTCTAAAAAGGTTTTAAACTTTTTCAGAAAGTCTTCGGTAGTTGAAGCTATCACTAACACTGATTACGCTGGAGAAATATCAGCGTTTGGAGACTCTGTAAAGATTATCAAAGAGCCAGTAATTTCTGTATCAGCGTATACTAGAAATTCTGACACAACTGAAACTAGACTAACTGACCAAGAAGCTTCTTTGGTAGTTGACCAAGCTAATGCTTTCAAATTCATCGTTGATGATATTGAAACTAATATGTCTCACGTTAACTTTAAAGAAGTCGCTACTTCATCAGCCGCTTATGCTCTTAAAGATGCATACGATGCTGCTGTCTTAGTCGAGATGTTTGCTGGTTGTTCTGCTTCTTCACCTAATCACATTTTAGGTGCTGACAGTGCAACTGATTTAGGTGCGGGAGTCTTTGATGGCTCTGGTGCTGCTGACTTAGGTCCATCTGAGACTGACCCTCTAGACTTAATGGCTAGAATGGCTAGACTATTAGACGAACAAAATGTACCTGAAGAAGGTAGATGGTTCGTTGCTAGTCCTGACTTCTATGAAGTACTAGGTCAATCATCTTCTAAATTGCTGTCTGTAGACTTCAACGCAGGTCAAGGCTCAATTAGAAATGGTTTAGTATCAAGTGGTAAACTTCGTGGATTTGACATGTACAAATCAAACAACATTGCTGCAACATCTAATGCTGCTGGTAAATGTTTGGCTGGACATATCTCATCTACAGCTACTGCACAAACTATTCTTTCAACAGAAGTGTTGAGAGACCCAACTTCGTTTGGTGACATAGTTCGTGGATTGCATGTATACGGAGCTAACGTCTTAAGAGACGAAGCTTTAGTTTCTGCATTCTATGGTATTGACTAATACTAAATTTGGGGAGGTCTTCGGACCTCTCCTTTTTTATAAAAATTAAAAAGGATAATAAAATGATGTACGGTAAAGATAAAGATAAAAAGAAAAAAATGATGTATGGTGGAATGGCTAAAAAGAAAATGATGAAAGGTGGAAGAGCTATGTATGGACATGGTGGCGAAGCAATGTCTAAAGCTAAACCTTGCTAACATGAAAGTTGAAGCACCTAAAGGTTATCATTGGATGAAAGATGGTAAAGGTTACAAGCTTATGAAGCACACTGGAAAGTTTGTTAAACATAAAGGTGCTTCATTAAAAGCAGATTTTAAAATACAAAAAGTTCATAAAAAATAATGGCAACTACATATCTAGATTTAACTAATGAAGTACTTAGAGAACTAAACGAAGTTCCTTTAACATCTACAAACTTTGCAAGTGCTATAGGTTTTCAACAGTTTGTCAAAGATTCTATAAATAAAGCTATCTTTGATGTGGCAAACGAAGAACCACAACTACCGTTCTTTTCAGCAGGACTAAGTGGAGCAACAGACCCTTTCTATGGAAACACAACTGTAGCTTCAGTAGCTGGACAAAGATGGTATACTTTAAAAGATGGCAGTTCTAGTTTAACTACAGACTTTGCATCTATTGATTGGGATGACTTTTACATTACAACAATAAATGTATCAGGTGAAGCAGCTCCATTTGTTTCTAATGGGTTAAAACACATTAACCTTGAAGAGTGGCGAAGATTTTTAAGAGATTCTGAAAATGCTGATGATGCAAATACTCAAGCTTATGGTGAACCTAAATATGTATTTAAATCTCCAGATAGTAGAAAGTTTGGATTAAGTCCAATACCAGACAAAGTTTATAACATACATTTTTATGCTTTTAATAGACCAACAGCATTAAGTGCTTTTGGTGACGAAATAGTTTTTCCAGAACAATACAGTAATGTAATTACAGCTAGAGTTAGATACTATGTATGGCAATTTAAAGAAAGTCCACAACAAGCTGCATTTGCATTAGAAGATTATAAAAAATCATTAAAACACATGAAGTCAAGTTTAATTAATCCTACCCCAAGAACTATGGTAGATGACAGGCTTTATTACTAAACACTAGAGGAATAATATGGCATTAACAAAAATTTCAAGAAACTTATTAGACACAGGAGTTTCTGATAGTTCTGATGCTACGGCTATAACTATTGATAGTAGTGAAAGAATTGGTATTGGCACTACAAGTCCAGCT